GCCTGAGACGGCGGCAAGGATGAGAGCGGACAGCGCACCGGCGACCGAATCGAACCAGTGCGTTTGCGTCAGGATCCATCCCATAATGAATGTCGTGATGGTCGCTGCGATTCCAGCCACCGTCACCTTGGTTTCGACGGGTCCATTGCCGCCGCTATTCGGAGTGGTCATTTCGTTCCCTCTTTCCCCGGATCTGTTTCCGGAAGTCTTGTCACCACTTGTCCATGATGAATGTCAGCACCCACAACGCTAGCCCTAGGGCTAGCAAGTTGATGCGTCCCTGTAGCCGTCCGGCAACCTTGGGGAAGAAACCCCCGAGAGCCACGATCAGAAGCATCACGAACGCGATGACGAGTAGCACAGTCTCTAGGGTCATGCTGCTAGCTCTCCAGTCTGCCCCTGAGCGCGTCCAAGAGCCGTCCGGCCATGTCTGTACTCAGGTGGGTTGCCAGGGTCTCAGCGAGCCGTTCAGGGTCCAGCGCGGGACCCATGCCCGCGATCACACCCGTGATGATCGCGGATTCGTCTACCACGTCGGCCGTCATCAAGGCTCGGAGGATCTTGCCCGCCGACTCGACATGAAACGCCGGTGTCCAGTACGGGTTAGCCGTACCGCCGTCAGCCGCCTTGATGATGTTGTCCGTCAGCCATACGGCTTTGGCAATCTTCAAAGCGTCGGCATCTGTGATGGCCACTACATCCCCCGTTGTCCATTGCCCGAAATCGTCCAGAGTGGATCGGTTGAAATCCACATCCTGTCCGCCGATACGTTCGTCGTTTGAATACTGCTGAATGCCCGCGCGTCCGTCCCACTTACCCGCCGACCACGCGTATGTTTGCCACCCGTAACGGATCTTCCCCGCGTCGAATGCCCGCGCGACAGGTCCGTACCCAGAGTACATACCCACTCTGTTAAGTCCGATGACCGATGCCACGCCATCGAAATAGTCGTTGATCTTGGGTTGGTCTGTGGGCATCGCGTCGAAATCCACAGCGAAGAATATCGGGCGATCATCGGGAAGCCCTAGCCCCCGAGCCTGTGAGAGCGCGTCTACAGCGTCCGCCTGTCCGGCACCTGCACCGGCCAAAGCTCTTGCCGCTGTGGTCTCCCAGACGAACACGAGAGCCATACCGGCCGCCCTGAGCATGGCGACTTCCCCCGGTGTGGCGTTCTTGCCTGTCGTGTCGTGCGAGAGGTACCGACACACGAACGTGACACCGGCCGCTTTCATGGCGGTTACCGATGGCCTTGACCATGCATAGTCGATACCGAAACTCATGGCTTATGGCACCCCAATGAGTTGTACAGAATGAGGAACTCTGCTAGTTGCTGCTTACCGCGCTCGGTAGTGGGTGGCGGCTGATCCGGGTCCACGTACAGATTGAACAGCCGACACCATCGCATATCCGATTGCTGTTGCACACGTTTTTGGGATTGCTCTGTGCGTGCACGCGCTCTGTCGTCCACCGATGTTGTGTACAGGACATTGAGCCCTGTCACGAGAATCGGAGTGATCACGGCAACGACGATCATCCACCGAACAGCCCGCTTGGTCAGAACAACCGGTGTGGTAGGCATGGCCTTAACCTCCGTAAAGCATCTGGATAATCAAGACGATTGTGATTCCGATTGCGGAGACGAGGACGACGGAGGTTCGGTACCACTGGGGGAGTTCTGCCGTGTAGCTCCTGTGAGTAGCGCGCTCAGGTTGGCCGCGCCCGGTGCCCCCGCCAAGGTGAACAGAATCACGAGAACCACGGGATCCGGATTTCCTCGCAGAATGAGCAAGGCCGCTCCCCCGAGACCGATCACTGTCGCTGTGATGTCCCTCAGAATGACGATCCATGCCGGTGGGTTCTTCCACACTCGTACCCCTTAGGTAACTTCCACTGTCCCCCATAGCATCCACTCATCCGAGGTACCAGGTACAACGGGGGATGTGGGGCTTGCGGTAACCAGGTTGGCGTTTGCGTTCGCCACCTGCATTTGCCATGTCGTACTAGAAGCAACGTAAGCGTAACCGGGGTACTTGATGTTGGCAGACGAGTCGTAATAGTAAGCCTGAACCACTTGACCTAGGCTTGCTATGTTCTGCATCGGCGCTGTGGGCAACCCGCCGAATGAGTATGCGCCACCGGTGCCGTACGTCGTGGTTGATCCGGCCGTGATGCGCATGACAAAGTTGACTGACTTGCTGGGCATGACCCGGTACCGGCCGAGCATCGTACCGTTGCCGATAACGGGGTTGGTTGTGCTAGCCGTCCACGTAGGCGTGAACGAAAGCCAACCATTCAGGGTGCCGTTCTCAATCCACGACGTGCCGTTGTACGTGTAGTCCGTGCCGGATGTCCAGTCACGGAATTGCATACCGGTACGGCGTCCTGGTCCTACTGGTGCCCAGTTCACGTCAGGTCCGAGAATGTTCCCGGTGCCGTCTGAGAAGATGCGGCGATCAACCATGTTGACGATGTTGCCGCCCGGTTGCTTTTCCCAGTGAGCTAGGGGCATGTCCCAAACGCCGGTGGATGAACGGTTGAGCGCGGGCATACCGGAACCGGGGGTGCCGGACACGAGACGGCCGTAGACACCGGGGGAGTGGGATGAGTCGTATGTCAGGCACGCGACGTCAAACCGGTTTGATCCACCACCGTTCGCCGGTACGGCAAGCACCAGTGGACCCGCCGTCAACTGATACAGCGCGCCTTGCACAACGGCGTTGCCGTTCGCGATGTTGACGTTGACGTTTGCCGCATTGGTGACCTGTAGCCCCGTGCCACCAATGTTGTCATCAACGAAATCCCATTGTGCGGGTCGGTGCCGGTCTCGGTATTGCTGGGAAGTCGCGATGGTTGATGCGGCAAACGGTGCCGCGTATTCGGTAGCCATTATTTCTTAGCCTCCAATGCGGCAACCTTGGCATCAAGAGCCGCAAGCTTTTTCAACATCTGCAAAGTACCGGTAGTGGATGACGTCCCCACCGTGCTAGACGTTGATGGACCATCGTCAGCTGTCCAGTTAATCTCAACTTCCCTGAGTACGTCCGTCACATTCGCTTTCGGAATGGACACTAGGTCACCAAGGAAGTATGACACGTTGAACTGTAGGTTCGGGGTATCCGCCGTCTTAATGGAGAGCCCGTTAACCGGCCCATTATCCACCGTCTCTTGCGTACCCGCCTGGTCAAGCTCAGTCGTGTCAGTGGTATCGCGCTGGTCAATGAACGTCTCTGAGCGATTCGACCACGCCGTCTGTGCCGTCGTGTCGTTGATCTCGCGGAAGACACGCGCCGTTCCGTCACCACCCCCGCCGACAATGGCACACGATGACTTTGACGCCTCTTGCGTGAACTCGTACGAGACCAGGTTACCTAGCTCGATACCGAATTTGGCTGAGCCGGATCTGTCGGTGGGAACGTATACCTGAAACTCAAGCTGGTCACTGGCGTTGAACACCACGCGAAACCCTAGGCCACCGGCGGACGCCAATTCCTGGCACAGCGTCAACAGGTTCGTCATGCGCGCTGAGCCTTTGACCGACGTTCCCCGAGCGAGATCCGTTTCAATGACAAGCGTGTTCACCTGCCGTGCGGCCAACGCGCCAGGACCCGCATTCAGGTTGACGTACTGCTTGATGATCGTCTCTGCCGTACCCGTTCGGTTATCGTAGTCGTCCGAGCCTTGTGAGGGTGCCGCTGAGGTAGGTACCTGATAGGCCAACCTGTCCGCAATGATCTGTTCAGCGGACGGACCATACGCGGTGAGCGTTCCCCCGACGTTGTTCTCATCCTCCACAACCTTAACGCCCCTGATGTTCCCGACCATAAGCGTGTTGTCATTCGACAGGAACTCAAGCCATCCACCCTTGGCAATAAGCTGAGCCTTGGGGTCTGAGAACGGCATATTGATCTCGAATGCGCCTACGTCGTTGAACCTAGGGATCACCTTTAGATCGGTCATCCGTCCGAGTTCCCCGCGCTCAACCATGGTCGCATCCCGGATCGTGACCCGGTACGGGGGAATGGAGACGGACGGAGTAGGCATTAGAAACCGTCCGCGCTAGCGATGCTCGCTGTGACGGTGGGGTTCGTGCCACCTTCAAGCACAGTGAGGTTTGCCCGTACATGGTTAAACAGACTGCCTGTCGGCTGTGTGGTCTTGAGCCCACCTATAAGCGCCATCTGTAGCGTGCCCATAGGGAACCACCCGTAGCCATCGTGCGAGCCTTCTAGGACTACCTCACAGTTCAGGGGCTCACCTGTGAGCGTGACGGCCAATGTGTGGTGCGCAGTGGTGGCCTGTAGCTGACGCTCTTGACCAGGGCCGGTTTCCCGAGCCCCGTCCAGGGAAACGAACGCGCTCATTAGTCAGCCTCATAACGTGGACTGTAGGTCATCAATGCAGACGTTCCGGTGGAAGCGCCGGTGAGTGTCACGTTGATTGTATTCGTCCCGGACGCCAACGGCCACAGCGAGTATCCAGCCGCCAAGGTGTTCCATCGGTTCGTTCCGGACTGGTCAACAATGTACGACTCACCGGGATCGGTCACCACATAGATAATGTCCGCGTTGGTTGCGGCTGTGTAATTGATGGTGAACGATTTGCCTGTGGTCACGTTGGACAGCGCAATCTGAGTGAACGGTCCGATGAATGTCCACGATGGGTATGAGTCAACGTCACCGTCACTGACAATGATCGCGCCGCTTGCAAGCAGGGGGGACGATACGACTTCAAAGAACGTGTCGGCACCGGGTATTGGAAGCTCAAGGCGGCTGGACGCCACGAAATCCCACTGTGACGGAACAGGATCCCCGAACATGTACGGATCATCTGCAATGAATCGGAGTCCGTACCTGAGGACGGTGATCCCGTACTCACCGGCACCTTGCTCTCCAGCGTCAATGCCGTCCAGATACCGGCATCGGATGGAACGGGCTGAGCCGTCCGGCCATGAACTCTTGATCACACACTCACCCTTGAGGGGAGAGATAGCCCTGATCAGCGCGCGTCGGCGGGCAAGGACGTTATCCCGGTTCTGATCCCGGATGACAATCGGTAGGAACAGCTCACGCGGAATGGCACGCGTACCACGATAGAACCCACCGGCAATAGCGGGTGACTGATCGCGGTAATGTTCGTACGTCGGGGCGTGAAAGCCTTTCTTTCCCTGCCCTTCCCACATCCCCAAAGTGCCATCAAGGATCCAATCAAAGCCGCTGGGATCCGTGATCGTAGTGACAGCGGGCATCGGTTACCACCTACCGAACATCGTGGTAGTTCTTTCAATAGCACTCACCAGTTGTTTCTCAGTGGGGATGTCCCTGACACCGTGCATATTCACGATGATATTTGGACGCGCACCACGAGACGCCAACGTGTGGATGTCCTGCCATTGCGAGCTAGCCAGAACAGCCTCAGGCTTGCTTGCATGGAACGGCCAACCCGACACAAACCCACCGGTATCAAATAGCGGACGGCGCTCTCTGCGCAAAGCTCCGAGTAGGGGGTTACGCCTGTCGTTGGGATCGTCATTCACCTGAGCGAACACGCGCCGTTGCTGGAGAGCCGACGCGCGCGCCGCTGAGATCGCGCCACCGGCGGCTAGCGGTCTCAGGATGGACGTCTGTCCACCCCGCACGTAGCGGTTGACTACCGGCCCTTGGTTACCCCCGACAGTGTCATACGCGGCACCGACCTTTTTAATGATGATATTGATGTGTCCGCCACCCCGGTACACACCAAGGTCCCCCGCCCTGCCTTCCCCAAGGCCGACATGCTTCATTGCGGAGTTGTAACCGGCTACAGCCGCCGTGGGATAACCGGGGTACTTCTTACTCGCCTTAGCGTCATGGATGGCTGTAGAGGCGAACAGGGCGCACCAAGGGGTACCTGAGGGCCAACCCCATTGCCGCGTGAAGATGTTGTTATTGTCCACACCGCGATCGTCGCCAACCCCGATGTACTTGAGTGCGGCCTTGACCACTCCAGCGCCGTCCCCACCCCCGTAGCTGGAACCAAACGCCTTAAAGAGAGACAGTGCGTAACTACGTGCCTTGTTCAGGATCAGTTTCGGGATCTCGGTAGCGGCCTTACCCCATGGCGAGTCAGCGAGACCCTCAGCGCTGGGAACGAATTGCTTGACCAGGCGATCCCATACGGCACCGGGGTTCGTGATCAATTCCAACGCGTTCTTACCGAGGTTAACCGCCTTGCTTGCGAACTTCTTAACCGAACTGATAATGCCACCGAATTGCAGCATTTGAAGGTTGCCACCGGCCGCTTGCCACAGCGCTTGAGCGCGTCCCCTGTACTTGGGATCCGTTGGGATCACGTACTCGGGGTAATTGGGGTTGCCTTCCCCGACGACAGCGGTTGGCTTATTGAAGATGCCAGGACGTACCGGCATCGGGCCACCGGATGCAAGCTGAGGAAGCGTGTTCAACTTGAGCGATCCCGGAAGGTGAAGCCACCCCATGACCTTATTCCATAGACCGACAATCCCCCTGTTGTACACAGTACCGATCACAAAGTTAATCGGTTTCTTTGTGTAGTCCTGAACCTTGGTCCATGCGGAGCGGATGGCACTCGCACCAGTACCGAACGCTCTGCCGACAAGACCCATGCCCTGTTTAATGCGGCTAAAGAACCCACTGATCTTGTTCCAGCCTGCCCCTACGGCACCAGACACGCCACTCCATACGGACTTGGCGATGCCTAGCCAGACCTTAAACCCGACACCGAGTAGGCCGAGACCCTTGCCTAGGAAGTTGAATACCGGCTTGAGTACCTTTTCCCACATGAACTTACCGGCCGCTGCGATCCCCCTAAACGCAGCGTCAACGATTCGCTTAAACGTGTCGCTACGTTTGTACGCGATGATCACAGCCGCCACGAGTGCCGCGATGGCGATCACCACAAGCGCAATGGGGTTCGCGCTCATAACCACGTTCAATGCCAGTTGAGCAACCGCCCAAGCTTTCGTAGCGATTGCAACAGCCTTTTGCACGGCCGCCGCCGCGATCGTGCGCGCCGTACTGAGAGCCGTTGCCGCTGCGTTCCGAGCCCAAGCGAGTGACGCCGTAGTTGCCGCTGACGCGGCGCTGAGTGTCGCTGTGGCCGCCGTTCTGGCACTGGAAGCCGCTACGTTGAACACGGTACGGACCTTGCCCCCGATGGTCCCTAGACGGCCACTGAACGCGCTTGAGGCAGCATCCGCAGACCGGAAGCCGGACGTGAACCTACCTATCCCGTTAGCGGTTGCGGCAAGCCCCCTACCGGCACCGACGATCCCGTTAATGCCGGTCTTGATCGTGTTGACCGCTACCGAACCGACCTTTGCGGCGATGCCCATGCCGACAATTGGAACCGCCGCCGCTGCGAGTCCACCACTGGAACCACCAATGTTCGTGAAAGCCGCACCAAGCGTTTCCAGGTGTGGGATCACGTCGTCGGCAATGACGTTGGTTATGTTCGTGGTTAGCGTACGTTTAAACGTCTCCAGTCTCGCGGACGCGTTATCACCTAGGGCAGAGTCCGCCTTGTCTACAGCACCCTTAAAGTCACCAAGGCTCTTTGTTGCCTCGCTTGGGTCAATCTTGAATAGCGCCTTACCCAAGTCCTCAGCTTGTGTGCCGAATAGACCCGTAGCGATAGCCGCCTGATCCACAGGGTTCTTGACCGCGCGTAGCTTGTCAAGTGTGAGGTCTAGTGCCGCATTAGCACGTGGCCCACCGGCGGCTAGGTCTGACGCCATTTTCTTGCCGCTCAGCCCAAGCGCTTTAAACGCGTTGGTCACACCATCACTGCCATCAATGGATCTAATGCTGAATTCCTTGATGGCATCCGCCACAAGGTCAGCGTCTCTTGCGCCACCCTTGAGACCTTGCTGAATGATGCCGGTGGCTTCCGCTCCGCTGATACCCATCTTACGGAACTGAGTACCGTACTCGTTGAACGTGTCTAGTAGGTCACCGGATGCATTAGCCCCGTTCTGCGTACCCTTAACGATGATGTCAAATGCTTCATCCGCGTTCTTAGCCAGACCGGTACGCATGAGTTGGGATACAGCCTTGGTGACGTCCCCAACGTCAGCATTCATCACCTGACCGGTGGTAATGGCGCGCTTAGTCATCGTTTCCAGCGCGGCGCTACCGGCCGTCCTCATGCCATCCACATTTTGAATGACAGAGGTGACCGCCCCGTTGACTTCCTCCATGCTGTCACCGTAGGCGTTAGAGAACAGCTTGCCCGCAACACCACCGATGCGCTTGGACTCGTCAGCCGTCAGCCCTAGCTGAGCCTGTAGCTTGCTGCGTGCCGCGCCTACGTCCAGAGCGGCGCTGAAACCCTCTGAGAGCGCGTCAGCGGCCTTACCAGCCACGGCGGCTACCGCAACACCGGCGGCTACCTTGAGGGAGTCAGCGAACGCACCACCGAACCGGCGGCCGGTTTCCTGCCCGGCATCCTCAGCGTCACCGCTACGGCGCAAGGCGTCTCCGAAGCTACTCCCGAATTCCTGCCCGGCTTGCGTACCCGAGCGTCCTAGTTCACGCTCAGCTTCACGGCGGAAGTCGGACGTGTCGGGGCGTAGCCTAATGAACGCGCTAGCCAGTGGCGTACCCGCCATACTCTCACCCCCTTAGCCATCTACCGATGTTCTTCTCAGCGCGCCTTTCCTTGGCGCTGAGTGGTGCGGCCAATTCCTCTAGGAATTCCTCAGCTTCATCCGCGTCACAGTTCTCCATGCGGTGTGCATAGACCATGTTGCACGCTTGGCGGGGGGTTAGCGCATAGACGCCAGTTTCCCCAGATCCGCCACGTTGACCAGACCCGCCGTTTGAGATGAGGCGTCCATCCCAGAATCCGAGGTTTGAGTAGAGGGTTGCGAGTAGTCGGAACCCTGCCCGGTAGGGCGCGCCGTCAGTAGCTCCGTGGTCTGGTTCACGACGTCCATGAGGTCTTCCACGTCGGCCTTGATCTCTTTGCCGTAGCGGATAAATGCGTCCCATTCCTCAGGACGAATGCAGTCCTTGAGCATCTCGTAAATAGCTGCGAGTGCCCCCATGTCGCTGGTATCCATGCCGCTGTTGGCGTGGTACGCGAACTCTGCAAGAGGGAGTAGGCCGACGCGATCAGCGATGCGGAACATCCGGCCTTGCTTCTCAGCTTCCGTGGCCTGAGGGTGCTGACTCCGCAGGAGAACCTTACGTGCGAGCGCCTTGCCCTCCGTGATGACGGGCACGCCTTCCACGGCGGCTTGCGCTCGGATCGCCTGGTCCTCTGCGAGTTCCTCAGGCGAACGCGGGGTTTCGGGGATCACTTCCGAAACAACGGACGCGTAATCGTCCGGCAGTAGCCTCAGGGCATCGTGTGAGCTTACCTGTGCTGACATTTCACTCTCCTAAAGAGTGCTGATAGCCGCCTTGCGGCTAGGGGTGGACGCGTCCCCCGATATCCCACCCCCATGACGTACCGGGGGACGCGTGTCTTTGTAGCGGCCGGATTAGCCGCGTGCCGAACCGGCAAAGAACTGACGGAACGGCGGGTTACCAGACGGCTTTTCAGCGCGGAACTCCGTGGGGAGCGTGGCGTTTGCCGCGCCTTTCTTACGGGAGATCTTGACGTCGCCGGTTTGGAAGCACTGGAACATCACGAGACGCTCAGTCGAGTCCTGCGATTCCCACCCGACCATCGCGCGGACCTCTGCGCCAACGTCCGGCGGGTCATAGGTGCTGAGCAACGTTGCGCCCGATCCCGACGTGGTGAGCGTGCCACCGTTCAACACGCGCTTGAAGTTGGTTGCGTGGATCTGTGCCAGGTCGAACGTGATGCTGATCTCACGTCCGGTGGACACGACGGCTACCGGATCGTAGTACTCAGCGACTTCCACGTCATCCGTAGCGGGCTTGTACGAGAACTCCGTACCGTCCGCCGTAGCGCCGAATAGCAGCCACGCGCCAGGCCACGTATCCGTGAACTTGGAACCGGCTACGGTGTTCGTCGGTAGCGCGCTGAGTAGCGGAGCCCAGTACAGGAAGCCGGGTCCCAGCGCGATGGCATCAATGGGAACTGTTACAGCGGGCATGTCCCATTCCTCTCTTGCCGCCTAGCGGCATCCATTACCGACCTAGCCGGTAATCCAGAAATCGGCATCAACTAGATACCGATGTTCCTCACGAGTGGTGAGTTGATCGTCAACGGGCGTGGGACCGATGATGTTGTCTACCGCAATGCACTTGTAATCCCCCATCTTCTCAGTGAACCCAAGTGCAATACGCTCTAGGATGGTGCCGTACGCAACGGCACCGGTAGCGGCTATCTGTTTGGTCGCTCCGTAAATGGTTGCGGAAATGCGTGCCTTTCCAATGGGCACATCGTGAACCAAATCGGCGGGGGTGCCAACGGCAATGATGTACGCGTAACACCCTTGGTGACGGATGCGCTTGAGATGCGCACCGGCGTTGATCGGACGGCTAGGGCCAACCAAATCGGAACGGGTATTCATCCACGTACAGACGATGCCCTCAACATCAAGCATCAGAGTTGCCCCCTCACGTCATCAAACGCGGGGCGCAAGTACGGCTGAGGATCGGTACCGGGATGGTGCACTTCCCTGCCGAACACACGACCACGCTTGTCACGCAGTGGGTACGGGCCATGGCTACGGATGATGTGTGCGGCTGTACCGACTTCCACCCCGAGCCCGTAGGGGTAGCCCGATGGCGTGGTGGCTGGAGAGATCACGTCTACGTACAGACCCTCAGCGTCAGTGCCAACTACCCATCCAATGTTCGATCGCATGTAGCCGGAAGGACGGCCGTTAGATCCATCGGGCGATACCGGCGCGCGTCGCTTTGCACCCTGCGTGACGATCTCACCTACTCGCCTCATCAGGATGAACGCTGGTCCGTTCTCTGAGTAGAACATCTCATTAAACTCAGCGTCATCCCAGATAATCGCGCCACCTATCGCCATGGTTTCACCCCCGTTCAACGTTCGCGTGCTCAAGACGCCACATAATGCCCTGTACATCGCTGAGTGCCTCTGTGGCGGCCGGACTGTGCGCCGCATATACCTCAGGGCCAATCGACATACAGTAGCGAGCCACAGCGGCAATCAGCCCTGCGAACGGTTCGACGTCGATCAGCCGGAACACGATGCCGGTATCCGGCTCTTGCCCGCGTTCGTGCGCGTCCAACGTCTCGACATCCTCAGGGCGGTGCGCCATTACTCAGACGCCTTACCGGCCGCTGTCGCCTTGGTCTTGATGCGGCTTGAGCCTGTGCCTGCATTGGCGGGGGTACCGGCCACATCGCCGGACGGCTTGTCGTCCGCCTGGACAAGATGCGGCGGCATGTCCCCGCGCTTCATCGGTCGCGCCGGTGTCTCCTCACCGTCCGGCCGTTCGTAGTCATCGCGGTGAACGACGTCTCCCGAGTCGAGTAGGCCGAGCGCTTCCACGGTGTCAGCCGGTACCGGGTCACCCTGGGAGAACGCGCGAACGGTGCCGGACATGATGTCGTTGACGGCCACGTATTCGTAGTGGTCTTCCGGACGATGTGACATTAGATATCGGTCCTATCTGCCCACCATGGGGCGGTACCGGCGTACCACACGGGAAGTGTGGCGGCATTGCTAGTTCCGTCAGCCTCAGCGGCTTTGAGCAAGAGATCCCATGCGTATTTAGCACGGTCGTTCAGCTTGGCGTAATAGTCAGCGTCCGCGTTCCGCTCGGGGTACGCGAGTTCGATATCAGCCGCCGCTCTCCACATGGCGGCATTAGCGGCGGCTTCCTCTAGCGCGGTGGGTACGGCGCTGACTGCCTCAAGCACGTCGTTGACCGCGTGGTCTATGACTGCCTGAGCTTGTGTCGCTGTGGGACGCGTATCGGTGGTGAAGGTGTTCAGGTAGTCCAGATTGCCCGGAAGGTTGACGTTAACCGTCCGAGTAGGGATGCACCCGCCGACTTCTGCCAATGTCGGTGCCCATGTCGCAGTCATTAGACCTCAGTCCCCGTAGCACCGGCACATTTGGAGAACAGCGAATTCACAGCGAATTGGATATCACTATCCAGGCTTGCACTCGTGATGGCAACGTTCGTGATCACTGCCCACACGAACATCCGCTGGAGATCCTCATTGACCGTACCTAGTCCGCCGGTTTGGATCAGCTTAGTAGCGAGCACTTGGCGCTTGTCGTACTCACCACTTTTCAGCGATCCTTTAGACTCACCCTGAATGGCGACAGCCGCAGTCAAGGACGCCACAAGAACACGCTTACGGAAATCGGGATCCGCTGCGTATCCTGCTTGTTCCTTGAAGCCCATGACTTACGCCAGACCCGGAATGGTCTTGGACTTGATGGTCAACGTGGTAACCGAGGTATACGTGACGGCCACGAGACCCGCGTTCACCCCGCCTTGATCGAACCGGCCATCGTTCTTGATGAAGAGTTCTTGTTCGTCGGTTGCGGCAAGAACCATCGTGACGTTCTGGTCCTGCCCGTAGTTGCTCGGGACCACGCTGTCAAACGTGACCGTGGAACCGGTACCGGCCGTGCGGACAGTAACTAGGATCCCCTGTCCACTAATTGGCAGCATATCGCCACCACCGTTACCGGCGACGAATCCGGCGGCTTGACCCTGAGACGCGCTACCGGTGAATGTCTTGCTCAGCACCGTAACGATAGGTGATGTGAGAGTGGCCATTATGCATCCCCCTTAGGGGGTGCCGCCCGGTTGATGGCACCCACGCTAACCACCGGGCGGCACCGGTCTACTTGAAGCGCTCCATGAGCGCGGACTTGGTCATGCCCTGAGCCTGATCACTCGTGATCCGGTTCGGGTTGCGCGCGTCGGACGCGTAGTCCACCCACACGGACTTGGGATCGTCCGCAGAGGGCTTCATGAGTTCGCCTAGTGCGTCGGGTAGGGAGACATCCTCCAGCGCCTCAGCGGCGCTCTCAGACTCTCCCCTGTCCACGACCTGAGTTGCGCCGCTAGTGCTGAGCGCAAAGAGGGTGAATTCGTCCACCCAATCGGGAAGGTCTGCGCCACGGTGGACGAACGTGTCAACGCCGTCCTTATCCGTGACGCAAACGGTCTTCCACATGACCTGATGTGCCATAGCCATGATCAGACACCCGTGATCTTGAAGATCGCGCCAGGCTCTTGCACGATGGGGACGATCGGACGACGGCCACGAACGATCCACTGATCGTTAGCCAGCGGGTCACGCCTGATCCACGACTCGACACCGTTCGCCGGGTCACCCTGATACTCGGGACTCTCCAGCCGTTCGTAACCGATGCCGCCGGTCATGACGGTATCCATGACGAACACCGTAGACGCAACGGGAAGGTTGTTCGTGGAAAGGATCTGGAGTCCGGCCACGGTGAGGACGTCACCCGTCATGGTCACGCTGGTGTTGCTCTCCCGAGCGAGACCCGCGATGATCTTGGGGTTGGACAGGAGGTACGCGTAGCTCAGGTCCGACATCACGGCGACGTTGGGGTCATACCCCTGGTCCGTCGCGAGGATGGTGGCCTTGGCTTTCATCAGGTCAAGCAGCGGATCCGCCGTGGCCGTCGTGGACCATGCGACCGTAGCCGCCGCCGTCTGCGTGACGGCCGCCGCGATGACGGCGAGAGCGACAGAGTCAACCTGCTTGACCACGTAGTTCGTGATCTTTGTGAGCGAGACGTCCACGGCGCGACGGCCGTACCGCTTCACGTGCTCGTCAGTGATCGGGACATCCTGTCCCCACTTGACGACACCGGCGAGAGCGGCGGCACCGGGGGAAGCTGGAGTGCGCGGGTATTCGGCACCCGCGTTGACGGCCTCAGGTGCCTTGTCCGTGAAAATCGACTCGCTCTGTTCGTACAGCAGAGCGCCGCCCGAAACCTCGTACCGGCCGGACAGAAGATAGTCCGCGATGAACCGGTTTTCGG